CTCGATTTCACGACATAGCGAGAGATACCACGAGGAAGGGAAGACAAGTGGCAAAAACCAACCATATTCTACAATATTATCAGAAGATAAAAGATGGTAGTATCACCGCCGGACGGTGGGTGACGTTAATACTCGAATATATCATCAAGGGACTTGAAACCAAGTCCTTTTTTTATGACCAAAAGAAGGCCAGCCGAGCAATCGAATGGATTGAGGCTCACACATACCACACGGAGGGCCCATTGGCTCCCGGTCCGTTCAAATTGGAATTATGGCAGAGGGCTTTTCTTTCATGTCTCTTCGGAATCGTGGACAGTGACGGCCACAGACAGTTTCGAGAGGCGGTTTTGATTGTGGCTCGTAAACAGGGCAAATCATTATTTGCCGCCGCTATCGAACGATACGTTTGGTTAGAGGAAGGCGGTTATGGCACGAAGGTGTATAACGTAGCCCCGAAGCTAGACCAGGCAGACATTATCTATAACAACATATGGATGATGACGTTACTTGACCCCGACTATCAGAAGATGAAAGAAGAGCTCTCTGAAAAAGATGAGCATAACAAAAAGGTGCACGATGACTCAATGCTCCCGAAGCATAGACAGACTGACCTATACGTCACCGGCACAAACTCACAGGTGAAAAAGATCGCCTTTAGTGCGAAGAAGTCAGACGGCTTCAATCCTTCCATGTGTACCTGTGATGAGATCGCATCGTGGGAAGGTGACGGCGGTCTCAAACAATACGAAGTCATGAAGTCCGGCATGGGTGCGAGACCCGAAGCCATTTTGCTTTCGGTCTCAACATCGGGCTATATAAACGACTCAATATATGATGAGCTCATAAAGAGAGCCACACGGTTTTTGCTGGGTGACTCGAAGGAAAAGAAGTTGCTCCCATTCCTCTACATGATAGATGACCTAGAGAAGTGGAACGATATCAACGAGCTACAAAAGAGTAACCCCAACCTAGGCGTGTCAGTCTCTGTTGATTACCTTCTCGAAGAAATAGCAATCGCAGAGGGCTCGCAGTCAAAGAAAAGAGAGTTTCTTTGCAAATACTGTTGTATAAAGCAAAACAGCTCGCTTGCGTGGCTGGATGCACAGGTGGTGGAAAGATGCGCTGGCGATCATTTAGAGCTTGCGGACTTTCGGTCTTCATATTGTGTGGCCGGAATCGACCTCTCGCAGACTACCGACCTCACAGCGGCGGTGGTGGTAATAGAGAAAGACGGTGAGCTTTATGTGTTCGCAAAGTTTTGGCTCCCTTCGCAGAAGATAGACGAAGCCACACAGCGAGACGGCTTGCCATATGCACTATACATCGAACGAGGACTCATGGACACGTCCGGGGAGAACTTCATTGAATATTCGGACTGTTACAAGTGGCTCACATTCCTTGTGGAAGATTACGAAATACTCCCACTTATGACAGGCTATGACCGTTACTCTTCACAGTATTTGATACAAGACCTCTCACAATACGGATTTAGAACAGATTCAGTATTCCAGGGCGATAACCTATGGGGAGTCTTACAGGAGATGGAAGGTCTCATGAAGGATGGGAAAGTCCATATAGGTGATAACGACCTTCTTAAAGTCCATCTCTTAAATGCGGCAATCAAGATGAGCATTGAGAGAGGCCGCGGGAAGCTCGTCAAGATAAATCCAACCGCACACATTGACGGTGTGGCGGCTATGGCGGACGCCTTTTGCGTTCGTCAGAAATGGTATGCAGAAATAGGAGAACAATTGAGGAATTAAAGATGGGACTTTTTGATGTAATTTTCGGGAAAGCTCCGAAGCCAAAAGGACGCTATGAGGGAACGTATAAGCTATTAAACGGCTACACTCCCAGGTTTACCACCTATCAAGGTAGCGTCTATGAATCGGAGCTTATAAGGGCGGCTATCAATGCCAGGGCGGTTCACGTTTCCAAATTGAAAGTGGAGCTTTTCGGCTCGGCACGTCCGGCACTGAAAGCCAAAATGAAACACGGTCCGAATCAGTTTCAATCATGGAGTCAGTTTATGTATAGACTCTCCACCATTTTGGACGTGAACAACACGGCGTTTATTTGTCCCGTTTACGATCAATTCGGTGAGCCGTCCGGGATTTATTGTCCATTGCCAGCAAGATGCGAAGTGGTGACATTTGGCGACACTCCGTATCTTCGCTATGAATTTAACAACGGACAGAAAGCGGCCATCGAACTTGCCTATTGTGGCATCATGACGAAGTTTCAGTACAAGGATGACCTCTTCGGAGAAAGTAACCACGCATTATATCCCACGATAGACCTCATCCATATGCAGAATCAAGGCATACAAGAGGGCGTGAAGACAGCGGCGACATATCGCTTTTGGGCGAAAGTGAATAACTTCACCAAAGCGGAAGACCTGGCAAAGGAACGGAAGAGATTCACAGAGGAGAACTTCTCCCGTGAAGCTGATGGCGGCGGAATGTTGCTCTTTCCGAATACCTACTCCGATATCACGCAGATAAAAGCGGACCCGTGGGTGATTGATGACAAACAGATGGAGATCATTCGGGCGAATGTCTATGAGTATTTCGGAGTAAACGAAGACGTGCTCACGAATAAGGCATACGGTGACGCATGGACGGCCTTCTATGAGGGCGCAATAGAGCCGTTTGCAATTCAGTTTTCAGAAGTGCTGACAAGGATGCTTTTCACACTTCGGGAACAGACAAACGGCAACTACGTCATGGCAACGGCCAACCGTTTGCAGTACATGAGCAACCGTGACAAGCTGGACGTTTCATCACAGCTTATGGATAGAGGCATCATATCAATTAACGATGCGAGAGAGATTTGGAACATGCCGCCTGTCGAAGGTGGAGACGTTCGCATAATTCGTGGCGAGTATTATTCAGCAGACGAAAAAGTGGGCGATACAGGAGGAAACGAAGATGAGTAAAGAAATACGGGCTTTCAACTTCGAAGTGAGAGCCGAACAAAACGAAGAACACGGAAGCCACTTGACAGGGCGACCGATAGTCTTTAACTCCCGAACAAATTTGGGATGGTATGACGAGATCATAGACGAGAACGCACTAGCGGAAACAGACCTCCGTGACGTGCGTTTTTTAGTTAACCACAACACAGACATGATTCCTCTTGCGAGGTCTCGAAACAACACAGAGAACTCGACCATGCAGATGGTAGTTGTGAAAGAGGGCATGGACATTCGGGTTGACCTCGACACAGAGAACAACTCGGAGGCAAAGAGCCTTTATTCAGCCGTGAGCCGTTCGGACATTTCCGGTATGTCCTTCATGTTCACTGTTGATGAGGATAGCTGGGACGATTTGGAAAGCGATCACCCGACCAGGACCATTCGAAAGATTGGCAAGGTGTTTGAGGTATCAGCCGTAACCTTCCCGGCGTATGAGGCTACATCAATTCAAGCTCGGGGGTTGACCGATGCGCTGGACAGTGCACGGGCATCGCTGGACAGCGTACTCGCAGAGCGTAGAGAGGTGGAGCGAAAGAAACAGAAAATCAGAATTTTAGCGGAGGTTTAGTCATGGAAATCAAAGAAATGACAGCAGAAGCACTCGAAGAGAGAAAGAGTGCAATCGTGGCAGAACTCGACACCGAGGGAGCAGACCTTGACGCACTCGAAGAGGAAATGAGAGCAATCAAGGCAGAGCTCGAAGAGAGAGTCGCCGCAGAAGCAAAGAAAGCAGAAATAAGGGCATCCGTAGCCGCTGGCGAGGGTGTCGTAATCAAAGAAGCAATACAGGAGGAAAGAAAAATGCCTACATTCGAAGAAGTAAGAGCTTCAAAAGCATACGCAGAAGCATACGCAGAGGGAATCAAAACAAAGGATTTTAGTGAGTGCCGCAGAATGCTCCAGGAGAGCGATGCAGAAGCACGTGGACTCATGACCACAAACGCAGATGGCGGAACAGTTTCCGTACCCGTGATCGTTTACGACATCGTAAAGAACGCATGGGAGACAGACGCAATCGCATCCAGAGTAAAGAAGAGCTATCTTCGTGGAAATCTCAAAGTGGATTTCGAGATTTCTTCCACAGGTGCAACCGCTCACAATGAGGGCGCATCCGTTGACGAAGAGACACTTGTACTCGGAACCGTTGACCTTACACCCGTGCTGATTCTCAAATGGATCTCCATCACAAAGGAAGCGGCAGAGCTTCGTGGTGAGGCATTCCTTCGCTACATCTATGATGAGCTGGTGCACAAGATCGCAGAGAAGGCCGTTGATACCCTCATCGCAAAGATTGAGGCTTGCGGAACCGCTTCCACATCCACATGCGTAGGTGTGCCCGTAGTTGAGGCTTCCAGCGCAAGTGTAGGCACCGTGGCATCCGCTATGGCACAGCTGTCCGCACAGGCACAGAATCCCGTGGTTATCATGAACCGTCAGTCCTGGGGCGTATTCAAGGCCGCACAGTACGCAAACAAATTCAACGTAGACCCGTTCGAAGGTCTAGATGTGCTCTACAACAATAGCATCAAGAGTTTCGATGTAGCATCCACAGGCGACACCTACATGATAGTTGGTGATCTGGGCGAGGGTGCTCTTTTCAACTTCCCCGGTGGCGAAGATGGCATCGAAGTTGTTGAGGACAGAATCACACTTGCTACATCCGGCAAGGTGAAAGAGATCGCATCCGAATTCATCGGCATCGGTGTCGTAGGTCCTAACGCATTCGTTAAGGTGCAGAAGTAATAGAAAGGGGAGCAGATGAACATACTCGTAGCGGTACCCAGCATGGACGAGGTGCCTGTGAATTTCGCACAGGCACTCGCCATGCTTCAAAAAGTAGATAACACAGCAATCGCTTTTCAAGCCGGTTCTTTGGTTTATACAAGCCGGAATGAACTCGCAAAACACGCTATCAAGATGGAGGCGGACTATGTATTGTGGCTGGATTCGGACATGGTATTCGAACCCACACTCTTGAAAGATATGCTTTCCACCATGAAGGAAAACGACATTGATTTTCTGACGGGTGCATATTTCAAAAGAGTAGAGCCATATACCCCGGTTCTATACGACAAGCTCCGACTTGAAGGAAATTTTTGTGATTATCACAGCCTCGAAGAAATCCCGGAAGGGCTTTTCACTGTTGAGGGGTGCGGCTTCGGGTGTGTTCTTATGTCCCTTGATGTGATTCTTTCTGTTTTAGGGAAATTCGCACAGACCTTCCAACCCATTAACGGAATGGGCGAGGATTTGTCCTTCTGTTATCGGGCTAGGGAGTGCGGTTATGAGATTTGGTGTGACCCGACTATTAAGTTAGGGCATGTGGCGAAAACAATCGTCACAAAACAGTTTTACGACACTTATAGAGGTATGAAAAATGGCTGAAGTTTTGGAAAATCCCATGCTTGACCTTGTGAAAGTCGCTTTGCGAGTGACTTCGGAGGCTTTTGACAGCGAACTTAATATGCTCATTGAAGCGGCTAAACTCGATTTGGGGATAGCTGGCGTGGAGCTTCCGTCAACTCTCGATAACATATGCAATATGGCAATCGTGACCTATTGCAAATTGAATTTCGGAGAGCCGGACAACTACGACAAGCTCAAAGAGTCCTACGATGAGCAGAAAGCACAGCTTTCAATGGCTGACGGCTATACCGTATGGGGGAATGAGTCATGAGACCAACGGGACTATGTACCATCTATAAGCTCGAAAACACAGCCGAACCAGGGCGAAAGCCCACGGAAAAGCTCGTCAAGATCGTGGACGCCTACTATGCCGAAAGAACGGTGGGTTATAACCGCATCTATGCGGCCATGGGAGCAAACCACAAAATCAATGAGCTTGTCCGTGTATTTAATACCGACCTTCCCGAAGAGGGAATGTATGTGGTGTTAGAGGATGGCAATCAGTACCAAATCGACATTGCACAAAAGATAATCGGCAAGGATGCCGTGGACTTAACCCTCGTAAGGGTGGAGGATTACTATGAAGTCGCTGAACAATCTACTCAAAACAGTATATGACGCACTCACAGCCATAGAGGATGCGAACGTCTACCATTATGAGAAGCCAGCGGCGGTGAAAGCCCCTTATATCATATGGGCGGAGCAAGGGGAAGATAACTCTTTCCATGCTAACAACTCCAAGCAAGACCAGATCATAAGCGGAACGGTAGACCTCTATACTCTGACAGAGTTTGACCCTTTAGTGGATTCTATACAGGAAGCCCTAAACGGCGTGTGCGCATGGAATCTCGATTCGGTGATGTATGAGGATGAGACCAAACTTATCCACTATTCATGGGATTTTGAGGTGATGTGATGATAGATGTGAAGGTGTCGGGTGTCGATGATGTGATAAAAGAGCTCGAAAAGCTGACAAACGAGACAGACACCATCATGAAGCGCACCGTCTATAACGGAATGAAGGTAGTGGCTGACACCATGAACGCAAAGGTAAAAGCCCTAAAGACCACAAAGGACTATAAGTCAAAGGGCAAGCGGTATTTGACCGAAAATGAGAAAAAAGGTCTCGTTGAGTCTTTCGGTGTCACTCCCATTTCGAATAGGGGCTACACATATGACGCCAAAGCCGGATTTGATGGCTACAACGAATATGTGAAATCACACCCAGCTAATCCTATGATAGCGAATTTTGCGAATCGAGGCACTTCTTACATGAAGGCTCAACCTTTTATCAGTCAGACCAAAAGGGCGGCAGAGTCAAAGGCATATGAGTACATGAAAGAAGCCCTAAACGAAGAAATCAAAAAACGAACCACTTAAGAGGCATTAAGCCTCTATTTTTTACCATTTAAGGAGGTATAAAGATGGCAACAGGAAAAGTATGCACAGGCTTTTCAAAGCCGTATGTTGCTAAATATGCGGCAAACAACGGAACCGTCACCTATTCCGATGCACAAATCCTCGCTCGTGGCGTGGAAGTGTCACTCGAAGTAGAGAGCGGAGACCCGAACAACTTCTACGCAGACAATATCGTGGCAGAGACCGTGGCCGGACAGTTTACGAACGGCACACTCACTCTGACTGTCGATGGTCTTCTCCAGGATGCAGAGAAAATGATTCTCGGTCTTGATGCGGCTGGTGCTGATGGCTTCATGGGCTATGGAGACAACAGTGCTCCCTATCTCGGAGTTGGTTTTATCGTTCGCTACATGAGCGGCGGCACAACCTATTATACTCCCGTAGTTGTGACAAAGTGTCTGTTTAACACACCCACACTCGAAGCGGCTACACAGGAGGACGAGATCGATTGGAAGACACAGGAGCTCGTGGCAACATGTCTTCGTGACGATTCCACAAACAGGATTTGGAAGTATGTGGGAACCGACTACACCACAGAGAGTGCGGCAGAAGCGGCTTTACAGACAAAGCTGAATTACACACCGCCTTTGACATAAGGCTTAACCCCTCTATCCTTCACCGGGTAGAGGGGCTTTTATTTGAAGGAGGAAAAGATAATGGAACTTAATTTTGCAAGAACAGTGTGGGCGGACAGACAGCTCGCAAAGCTATGCCCGGGAAATAACATTCAGAGAATGGGAGAAATCCTCGGCACTGATGATTTTGACAGACAGCTCGATGCCATTATGAAGATGATAATTATCATGAATGAGGCATACGAGAGAAGAGCACATTTCGAAGACCCCACACATGAAATAAACGTGGTCTCCGAAGAGTATTTGGAGAACCTTACGGAAGAAGAGCTCATGAAACTCTCAAACGAGGCGTTCGCACAGTTTGGCATCGATGGGGAAGTAACCGTGGAGGCTGAACCCTCAAAAAAAGAAGAGGCCCCCGGATCGAATTGAATGAATCATGGCTTGTCTTTTACGGCCATGAGTTAAACATGACCAGGGAAGAGACCATGAACACCCGATACGGGGAGTTTTTAGACATGATGGCTTGTATGGCCATTAAGAATGGCGCAAAGCCAAAGAAGCGCAAGAGAAACATGAGCATATTCGAGGCTTTAGCATTGGAGTGAGATATGGCGACAATAGGCGTTAAAGTAAAATTGGAAGGGGCGGCGGAGTATAGACAGCAAATGTCCCAAATGACTTCACAGACGAAGTTATACCAGGCGCAAATGAAGAATTTGCAGTCACAGCTTAACAAATCCGCTTTTGCGAAATCCATCCAGGAATCGAAGTTACTGTCACAGCAACTCGAAACCTTAAAGCAGAAGTCGGCCGCTATGTCCGACCATATAGAGAAAGCGTCGGCGGCATACGGAGAAAACTCCACGTATGTGAATCGGCTTAAGACGCAGTATGAGAACTTACAAGCAGAAATAAACCAGGTAAACGCGGCCTTGCAAGCACACGGCGGTTTTTTGGGAGCGGTAGGGGCTCAACTTCAACAGACTGGGAGCGAAATACAAGCCGTGGGCGATAAAATCTCCGGCATAGGCGATAAGCTCACACAGACTATCACTTTGCCACTTGCGGCGGCTGGTGTGGCATCCATAAAGGCGTTTTCTGATTGGGAATCGGCTTTCACGGGTGTCATGAAAACCGTTGACGAGACCGCAAACACCACCTACGACGACATAGCGGAAGGAATAAAGAAGATCGCCACAGAAACGGCATCCTCAAAAGAGGAAATAGCGGCGGTGGCAGAAGCCGCCGGACAGCTCGGCGTGTCTGCTGACGATGTGCTGACTTTCACCAAAACAATGGTGATGCTGGGCGACACCACGAACCTATCCGCAGAAGAGGCGGCCTCTTCGCTTGCCAAATTTATGAACATAACAGGCGAAAGCCAGCAAGACGTGGATAGGATAGGCTCTTCCATAGTTGCCCTCGGTAATAACTTCGCCACCACGGAAAGCGACATCGTGGAAATGTCCACACGTTTAGCATCCGCCGGGACGATAGCCGGACTATCATCCACGGATATTCTCGCTCTCTCGGCCGCCATGTCATCGGTGGGTATCAATGCAGAGGCTGGCGGCACGGCCATGAGCCAAACCCTTGCCGCGCTCGAAAAGAATGTGGCAAAGTTTAAGTCGGGTGCAGAGAATAACCTTGAAGAAATAGCTCGAATTTCGGGCGTGAGCGCAGAGGAATTCGCGAAGAAGTGGGAACAGAAGCCTATCGTGGCTATACAGGGCTTCATCAAGGGCCTCGGAGAGTTAGACGAGAACGGCGAATCCGCCACAATGGTGTTGGATGAGCTCGGAATGTCCGGCATCCGTCAGTCAAATATGTTGAAAGCTCTCTCCCTTGCGTCCGGCGAATTGAGTGACGCTGTCGTCATGTCAAATACGGCATACCAGGACAATTCAGCACTCGTAAGCGAAGCCGAAAAGAGATACGCCACATTTGAAGCGAGATTGTCACAGCTTAAGGAAAAGATAGGCAATGTTGCAATCGAGATCGGCGAAAGACTCATGCCTTATGTGGAAAAACTCATGGAGTATGCAGATGAGCTTATCGCCAAATGGGACGAAATGGACCCGGCCACACAGGATATGATAGTCAAGGCGGCTATGATAGCGGCGGCAATTGGACCCATACTTGCCGTGGGTGGTCGGTTAATATCGGGAATCGGTATGCTGACAAGCGGTCTCGGCAATATCATGTCGATGGCTGGAACGCTTGCGGAATCCCTTCCGGCACTTGGGGCGGCGATAACAGCAATCACAGGCCCCGTGGCAATAGCCATAGCGGCCATAGCGGCTCTGGTGGCTGGCTTTGTTTATCTATACAACACAAACGAGGAATTTCGTGTAAAAGTACAAACCGCTTGGGAATCCATAAAAGAGACCATTTCGGGAATATGCGTGGCCATAGAAGAGCTTGTGAGTGCTTTTATGGTGGTTTTACAACAGTTTTGGGACGAACACGGAGAGCAGATCACTGCTTTTCTCACGGCATTGTTCGAAATTTTAACAACCATGTTCACGACTATGCTCGAAAACCTCCAACTTGTGATACAGACCATCACAGCACTCATACAGGGCGATTGGGAAACCGCATGGAATAACGTCAAACAGATTTTCATCAATCTGTGGGAGATGTTGAAGTCATACCTTGCCAGCGTACTAAATCTGCTCCTTTCACTAATTGTGGCGCAACTCCAAAAAGTGATTCAAAACATCACGGAAAAGCTGAACACCGTCAAAACAATAATCACAACCCTTATAGACTCTTTGAGGGCAACCATTAAAAATGACCTTATAGACAAGGCTTTGTCATGGGGTAGTGATTTTGTGCAGAATTTCATTGATGGTATCACGTCAAAGATGAGTGCTTTACTCGAAAAAGTGAAGGCGATGGCTGATTCAATCAGATCATATTTGCACTTCTCCGAGCCCGATAAAGGACCCTTAAAAGACTTTAACTCATGGCCAAGAGACATGATGGAACAGTACGCAGAGGGCATCGAAAACGGGCGGTATTTGGTACAAAGAGCCGTGTCTGATGTATCGGCGGATGTGGCAATGATGAGCCCCGATTCACTGACCGCCGATGAGATTTATAGTGCTATCAATGCCGGTGCTTCTGATGCAAATATAACCCTTGTAGTGGGTGATAGAGAACTCGGAAGAGCCTTAAGAGGTATGGGAGTAGTAATGGCATGAACGAATTCAAAGTAACCTATACGTCATCGAATGGGAAGGTTTTCAACCTTCTCATTTTCGATGATTTGAAACTCGAAAAAGCGGATTTTCACTCATACAAATGGGGAAAAAACGTCTCCGCAAGGCAATTCGGGGATAAACTGAACTATTTCACCAAATCCGCACAGACTTACAAGTGCACTCTATTACTGAACGGCTCCCCGGCAAACCGAAGGGCGAAGCTGGAAGCCTTCACACAGGCCACAGAGTATGACATAACCCATATGACTCCGGGAAGGATTACATGGGGGCTTGATTATATCGAGTGCTATTTAACGGACAGCGACACGAAGCCCAGGGGAGACGGTGCGGCATACACGGAAAGAACCGTGACGGCGTATTGTCCGTACCCGTTTTGGATTGAAGAGGTCCACACGCTGATTCAGCCCTCCACACAGGGGATCCGCACAACGGATAAGAAGTATAACCCTTCATACCCCTACCCGTATTCCTATCCATATGCACCGAACGCAGTCTTTATCAATGTAGACCACTACACAGAGAGCCCATTCAAGCTCATTGTGTACGGTCCGTGCACGGATGTGAATATAAACATTTCCGGGAACATCTACAAGGTAGACCACGCAGTGTTAGCCGGGCAATACATGGTGATTGATTCGAGACCGAATACGCCAGCCGATAGGAAGTGCTATATTGTTTCGGCTTCGGGCATCATCACGAACGTGTTCGATTATCGTGACCCACAGTATGAGTTATTGAAGCCCATCCCCATGGGAGACGTGGTGGTGACGTTTGAGAGAACCCATGCGGCAGAGTTGACGCTCTACATGGAGAGGAGTGAGCCCCGATGGAAGGAATCATAATATTTGATGAAAATCAGCGTGAAATCGGCACTCTTGACCTCGATATCGATGTGGAAGTCGGGACGGCTGACAACGTGCCGAACGACTTTGAGATCACCACGAACGAGATCGGCAAATATAATGCCGCTGGCTTCTACATAGACGGCACAGAGTACGGAGGATTCTTTGAATACACGAAGAACGTGACGGATTCTGACATTACCGTTTTTCGTGGCTTCACATGGCGAGGACTGATGACCAAATCCCTCATCCTTCCACCGTCCGGGGAAGACTACAAAGTCGTTTCGGGTGATGCCAACGCCATAATCGCAGATATACTATCTAACGTCCTAGGTGGACTATTTACCGTGCCAAATACATCGAGTGGACTGACAATCACCTCATATCAATTTCCGCTCTATATCGACACGATGAACGGCTTGGAGCGGATGCTGGAAAAGTATGGTTATAGACTCTCGATTCATGCAGACAAAACGGCAAGCGGTATCGTCATCACCGCAGAAGCCGTGGAAGCGGTTCAGATATCGGGAACCTATAACAACGATTCAGACGTGCCGATGACGTTCGTCAATGACCAAATGGGAATAAATCACCTTCTATGCGCTGGTTCGGGTGAATTACAAGAGCGCATGAAGGTTGACTTGTACCTGGACGAAAACGGAGAGGTTTCGCAGACACAGACCTTTTTCGGATTCGATGAGCGGACGGCGTTTTATGACTACGGCTCCGCAGAGTCAGAAGATGACCTCATCGATAACGGCTCTAAACGTCTTTTGGAGCTTGCATCGCACCTATCCCTTTCAATAGACGTGCCAGACGAAGCCGACCTCGATATTGGTGATATCGTGCAAGGAACATTCCCCGGCGGAATAGTGGTAAAACTTCCGATAGTACGGAAGATATACAAGATAACGAAGGGCATCCCTTCAACACAAATTAAGATAAAAGGAGATTCATAATGGCTACATTAGTTAATGGAAATGGAAATCCGGCTGTCTATGCACAGCAAGACGCAGACCTTTTGACAGGAGCACTCGGCGCAAGCACTCGTATTCTGAATATCGGCTCAAAGATGGTCTACACCATCGAGGATGCAAACACCATAGCAGTGGCTGACGGTGTTATCCTTACAAAGGAAGGCCGCAGAATACAGGTGGACGTGGGAAACGTGGATGAATTCGTTATCCCCACGGGTGCGGCTGGCGTAACTCGTTACTATATCATCGGATATCACCTTTACACGGACGGAAGCGCAAACCAGCTTTGTGAGACCTTTGTCCAGCTTATGGAGAACGGCTCCGAGACCATTACAGAGAATACCTTTAGGAACGGTGCATCCGAAGTCTATGTATCTCTTTACAGAGTGAAGCAGATCGGGCTTAACCTGGACACCATCACGGCTCTTCTCCCTGTGGGTATCGCTCTCACAGACATGACAGACATTATTGGCGACACGAATATTTCCGGCATAGGTGACGGCACTCTGACAGGCGGTCTCTATACGATAAATCAAAATTTAACGGAGAAAATTGAACAGAAATCCGGCTCACTTTCTGACGGCACAGACACATATACTGGTATCAACCTCGATTTTATATCCTACGATGCTACCGCAAAGAAAATATTGCTCCATGAAAAGGGAACAGGTGCTGATGCAGTAATCCCTTTTAGTGGTAAACCCGATGGAATAGTTATACCGCCAGATGCTTGTATGATTGTAGTTGGTGGTTATCCTTATAACGGAATGAGCGCATATTTAAAAATCCCCGAAAACCGTAACGCAACCTCTACCGAGCTCACTAATGCTGGATATAAAGGTATAAGTAATGGCAGTAACGGATGGAATGTATCTTTCTATGCAGGAACTACTGTTGTAGGTGTAAGAGATACAAATAGTTCTGTAGTATTCATAAATCAGAAACTAGATACTGACACTACATTCTTTGCTGGGGGTTACAACTCATCTACGCCCGGTATTCGGTCTGGTGGCACATTTATATGTTTTAAGGAACAATGATGCAGTTATAGTGCCTGTTTCACATACCAATATTGACCTGCTGTACCTGTTCTTGCAGGCACGTTGATTGTACTTCCTGCCGTATACAGCGTAGACACATCACCTTCGGCATTTCCGACGTAGCAATCTTTATCTATATAAAGATGGAATGTATAACTATCTCCACCTACAAAGTGTGCTATATCGTGAATATAATACGGAGTCGAGGTACTCCATGCCGCATCAGTCACAACCCTGCGAGTTTCAGTATAATCGCTTGCTCTATTATCGTATTCACCTTCGGATATGGTGAAAAATACGCCACCTTGTGAATTCTGATGTGGAAACGCATAACCAGCAGGCACCACTGTGACAGGAGCTTCACTAAAGCCACCACCCATATGAAATCCTAAAGCCATATCAATCACGCTCCTTTCGCTCTGAATGTCACATTAACGGCAGGTTGGTCTGTAGCGTAGATGGTGACACCCGATGTGTCAAAATAAGCCTGTTGTATAAGGGCAATGGCTTCAAGTTCAGTATCTGTCGGGATTCCTGTGACGGAAGTGCCTACACAATCCCAAACAGGACGAGACGTGGCATTGTATATGGAAGTGGATATGGTATAGATGTACGGATAAAGAGTATTGGTGTCTGTATCAAGATTTTGTGTCCATCCACTACTTGATAACAACTCCGTTAAATTTTGAAATAACGGAGAGAAAATGGCGAAGAAATGTTCGGAACAGGTGTTTGCGAAAGAGAAATAAGAGTGATATAATATACCCGTTACTAAAAAAGAAGAAGCAAGGCGTCAGTCGTGGAAAACTTACCTTGCTTCGTATTGATTGGACGGGTTTATTGTAGCAAATTCCCGTCCATTCGGCAACGATGGAGGGAATATTTTTATGGACAATTTAAGAAATGAGCTTCGGTACAAGCTGGGGAAGGCTTTCTCTTTCGAGGACGTGGAATTCATCATGACACAGGTTGATTCTGTGCTGGTGGGGTACACAGTAAACGCAAAGAGCAACCTTCCGATGGCTTCAAACAACGTGGACATTGTGAAGCACTACATTGAAGGGAAGATCCTGGGAGGGACAAAAGCATCATCCATAAGGACTTATAAATGTAGGCTCGCCACATTCGCAAGGGACATGCAAAAGCCCCTTGTGGAGATCACCACAGAGGACGTGAGGATCTATCTTGCCATGTTAAGAGGCATTAGAGGGCAGAAAGAAAGCTCCGTGGACGGGTGCCGGATTGCCTTAAACGGTCTCTTTGAATGGATGAAGGATGAAGGCTACAGAGCGGACAACCCTTGCAAGAAAATCAAAAAGGTGAGGTATTTCCCCACAAAGAGGAAGCCCCTCACGGATAATGAGCTAGACGCCGTGAGATATGCTTGCCGGAACCACATACGAAACGCGGCCCTCATCGAGTTTATGTATTCGACCGGATGCCGTGCCGGGGAGATCGGGGGCGTTAAGATCTCGGACATAGACTTCGAGCAGAGAGAAGTCATAGTCACCGGAAAGGGCAATAAAACACGAAAGGTCTATCTGAATGTTAGGGCGAAAAATGCCGTTGAAAGATACCTTTCCAGCCGGAAGAAAGATTCAGAATACCTCTTCCCAGGGAAACAGGTCAGCACTGGTCTCACGGTCTCCGGTATAGAGGACATAGTGGGGAGAATCGGGAAAGATGCGAACCTCTCACGGCACATAAAGCCCCATGAGATCCGCCACACCATGGCGACAAATGCTATTCGGGGCGGTATGCCGATAGAAGAGCTTAAAACGATTCTAGGACATGAAAGTCTAGAAACTACATTGATTTATGTTTGCTTCGATGAAGAAAAACTGAAACAAGATCACAAACGATGCCTTGCGGCATAGAGATCGGGGAGCCTCCGGGCTCCTCTTTTTAATGGAGGAAAAATCGAATATGTGGGAATCAATCAGCGAGATTTTGACGAGCGGAAACGCTCTCATTGTTCTCGCTTTTTTAGCGTTCTTTTTCATTATTGGGTGGTGGCTCGTAAAAAATGGGCTCCTGGTAGTACACACGGACACCGTGGAAATGGGAGCGGAGAACCGAGAACGGGCAATCATCCAGCATCAATGCGAATACGTCAAGGACCATCTGAACGCACTTGAAGCGAACATAGAGAAGCCCAAGGGCTATGACCCATACCGGGGAAAATACATTGTGGAACGCATGTATGATGAATACGTCTTCATGATTACGCAGAACCACATCAAGACCTCTTCCGGATATATACACGTCAAACAAGAGAAGATGCTGGCTCTCGTGGATTCCCTCACTATTTTCCCCGAATACAAAACAGAAGAATTCAAGGACATGCTCCGGCAAGATACAAAGAAATGTATCGAAGTGCTGGTGGAGATAAGGAAAACCTATGGAAAGTAAAGGAGGAAAGACAATGAAACTATCGAATGAAACCTACGACTTGTTGAAGAGAATCGCGCAGTATTGGCTCCCAGCCTTGGGGGCCTTTTATTTTGCGCTCTCACAGATTTGGGGCTTTCCCTACGGCGAAGAAGTCGTGGGAACTATCGCCGCCATTGATACGTTTTTGGGGGCAATTTTAGGCGTGTCAACGTCACAGTACAGAAAGGAGAATGAAAATGTATAAGGGCATAGACATTTCCGGCTATAATCCCGTGGCGGACTATGGCAAGGTGGCAAAAGCGGTAAACTTTGCAATCCTAAAGATTATCAGACAGGACGGCAACATGGACAAACTCTTCACCACGCATCTTAACGGATGCCGTGCGAATGGGCTCCATGTGCAAGGCGTCTATAACTATTCATACGCTACCAGCGTGGCAAAGGCACAGTCAGACGCGCAGAAGGTCGTGACATACCTTAAGCAGTCCGGGCTTGCGTGTGCAGTATGGCTTGACGTCGAGGACACATGCCAAAAGGGCCTCGGACAGAAGCTCATTGACATCGTTTTGGCATATAAAGCCGTAATAGATGCGGCCGGCTATCCCTTCGGGATCTACACAGGGCTCTCGTTTTACAATTCGTATTTCAAACCCTTCCAGGCACAGATTGCCATGATTCCCATGTGGGTGGCTCGCTATCCGTCCACCGCAAAGATGGACATAACAAAGAGCCCGGATGCTTCGAAGAATCCGAACGTCCCGAACGAGGTCGCATGGCAGTACACATCCAAAGCCGTGGTGCCCGGCATAAACGGTGTAGTGGATGCGAATGAGTTTTATGGACCGCTTGCCATAAGTGATGCGGCTCCCGTAGTTGCTCCAACCGTTTCAAAATACTATCCGAAGTACACAGGGGCGACAAATACGAGCCTCATTTCGGGTCTTGCCGGTGTAGGTGAGAAAGACACTTCATATAATCACAGAGCGAAGATCGCCGCCGCTAATGGCATAAAGAATTATAAGGGCACAGCGGCACAGAATCTGAAAATGCTCGCTTTGTTAAAGGAAGGGAAGCTCATCAAGGCATAGCCATTATCTATCTTCCTTTCATATACCCCTCGGCTGATGATTGAGTCAGTCGGGGGGCTTTTTGTATTTATAAAAGTACAATCTGACCCTCTGAATAATTTCCATCAAACGATAAGTTTGTGTCGTCAAAGTGTCGTCAAACACCTTATAAAGCCATATTTTATGCGGTTTAGCCCATTCTGAAAGAGTATATCCGAGCGGTTTTTCTGAAATCCCTTGAAATCGGGGTTTTTATTGATTTTGCGCCATTTCTAGGGTGTGTCAAATAGATTCAAATAGATTCAAATAACTGTCGTCAATGTGTCGTCAGTCGTCAAAATGTCGTCAAAAAAAGAAGCCCCGAAGGGCTCCCCTTTATATTGCGAACAGTTTCCGAACTTCCTCGAATTTGTCTTCTTTTGTGCCCTTGTCCAGATGAACATATATATTAAGAGTCGTGGTAACGGAAGAGTGACCGAGAATCTCTTGTGCTATTAGCACATCCACTCCCTTATCGTGGAGCATTGAGGCAAAGTTGTGCCGGAACCAATGAGGTGAAATCTGTATGGGTATTTCTCCCATCTGTGTGGCTCTCACGGCTTTGGGCTTGTATTTGGGGTTATCGTACTTTGAAAAGGCCATGAGGATCTTCATCCATACCCAACTAAATTTGTGCTTTGTCCTTACATCCTCGAATATATAAATACTATCAATGGTTTTCATGTAGGCTCTTATTTCAGTCTCTAACCATTCGGGGATAGGAATGTCACGGACAGATTTTTTCGTTTTGGGCGGCTCTATCACCGGGCGTCCGTTCCTATCGAGTGCGGATTGTTCCGTGATATGAATAACGCCATTTCCTATGGATTTTCGGGACAGACCGAGAAGCTCCCCTTTCCTTATCCCTGTATTGTATAAAATGTCGATTATGACCCTCTCTCGGGGCTCCAAAGGGGTGTTCTTTATTATGTCATTTTCCCGGGATGTGAATCGGTCTTTTTGCTTGTATTCATGGCGAACCTTCTTTATGTTTGCCGCCGGATTCGAGGTGAGAAGCCCGTCATCTATGGCCATGCCAAAGATAGCACGACAACATGCGAGCATCTTATTTCGCATGGTGGGCGTGTCAGCATGATTGTTCAAAGCCTCCTCCACCTGTGACCGCTTTATATTACATAAGGGCTTTTCTCCCAACTCCTCAATGAGGTGCTTCGTGGCCAAGGTGTATGACGTTATCGTTCTATCGGTCTTTCCTATTAGTGCCACGTCCAAATAGTGGGCGGCATAGTCCTTGAATTTTGTTTGACGGTCTATGCCGAGGGCTCCATCATATAGATCACGATAGAGCGAGTCTATTTTTTGTTTAATTTCGGTTTGTGAGTGACCATACACATGGATTCTTTTCCCATCCAAAGTGATGGTCTTTTCCAGCCGTCCGTCTTTTCTTCTGCTCATATCTCCCCTCCGTCTTTATTCATTAAGAGCGCAAAAGTGATCGCTCTTTGTATTGCCAGCCGTTCGGATTCTGACGAATGGCGAAAAGTTTCTATAAGCTTTTGCTCTTGATCGTTAAGAACATAATCCACCTCTATATTCCCCGTGATGAAGCTATCAGATTTGCATCTATAAAGAGATGCCAGCTTGCTGACCATTTCCATATTAGGCTCCGTCCGTCCCACCTCCCACGATGAAATCGTGTTACGAGACACGCCGAGAGCGTCAGCGACGTCAGCCTGTGAAAGTCCCCTATATTGACGAATAGCTTTTAGGTGCTTTCCATAATTCATTCCATTTACCTCCGTCTTGATTATATGGCGATTTTTCTATGTTGTCTACATTTTTAAGATAAAAATCTACAAAATTATATTGACATGCTACATAATGTAGTTTATAGTGTTGGAGTGTGAACAATATGTAGCGCAACACAGGAAGGAGGAAAACAAGATGTTGACTGTTAGAGAATGGAGACTTGCGAAGGAAATCAGCCAGCAGACAATGGCAGACAAGCTGGGCGTCCATGTGAACACCTATATTTCCATGGAAAAAGAGCCCCACAAAA